TATTGGCGCTTTATTTAGCGGTGCGGGGGGCTAGGGCTGTTGGAACCTTACAACTTGGTGAGAAATGCTTATAAAGCCAGTGGCTAAAATCGTAATGTGACAACTCAGGTGAATTGAAGTGGTTTGATTGGATGTGTGGTTGGGATATGTGGCGTATGGTTGCACGAGGGTTGTACTATTCTGTTGAAATTACCCCCTTACCCCTCCTCAGGTGATGCGTTGTTTTTGATTTTGGTTTTCCGCGATTTGAGGGTTATATGTGAGAGTTGTGTTGTATTTTTAGGGGGGGGGCAGCACCTGTGACAGAGTGCGGCCTGAAAGCTGAAAAGGCCTTCACTGGCTAATGTAAAGATAAGTTGTTCTTTCTTTTCGTTATTACCCCCAGTAAGGGGGGGGGGTATATACCCTTAGGGTGTAAGGCCCCCCTTGAACCTTACAACTTAGAACGTTTGAAAAACGACTGATAGTTGGATTGACGGCTGAGGGGTGGGATAGGGCTGTGGATGCGCCTGCACGTTTTTTCCGCGTGCAATTATTAGAGACCGCCTAGAATCGTTGCCGCCGCTAGTTCCTTCCATGTATCCAGGTTATATGCCGCAAGCTCCAGGGCTTTGACAGCCGTCCGGATGGTTAACTTAGTTCCAAGCACCATATGATTGTCAATCAGCCAATCAATAACCTCGTCGTGGTACGCAGGGTACTTAGGTTCTCTGTGGATTACATCGATGACTCGAGCTACTACCTCCTCAGGGCTGAGGGTCAGGTTATAACTCGTAACTCGATCCGTAAGAGCAGAGAACCGATCCTTCTCGAAATCCACATTTGTGATAACCACCAATTGTCCCTCGTACAGGAATTCCCGGCATCGAACCGCTTTGGAGGTCGTACCCCAGGACAGGACACGACGCTCTTTCGTGTCCGTTGCTGCCTTCAGGATATTCATGCATTGCGGGTACTGGAATGCCGTGTCACAGTCGTCGTACAGCAGCACGTCTCCTCGCCTTCTCCATTCGTATAGCGAATTATAAAGGCTGAGGGGCGTTGTGTACCCGGCAGAGCGGTGATATCTGATCTTCTTCCCCAGAGAGTACGCCCCCAGGATCTGCTCTGCTTCAAAACTCTTCCCAAGGCCTGGTGAGCCATGTACAAACAAATGGCGGATGCGGCCTTGGGCAGTCCCATGTAGCAACTGCTTGTACGTCTTGAACTTATCCGCCACGGCCTGGAAAACGTTGTTCATGTCGAATTGGCTCATGCGAGAGCCTCCTTTCGCCCCTGCGCCGCCCCCCCTTGCGCAGATGGCCCGGTAGCAGGGATAGAAATGGTTATAGAGGTTTCTAGCCGCCGCCCCCGGCGATCGGGGGCTAGGGCGGCGGAAACGCTTATAACTCATCTGAGGGCCTTGTGGGTTAGATCAGCTGGATGTCCTCTCCAAACAAGTAGTCCCCCAAGGCCTGGCCGGGTTCTCTGGGGTAGGCTACTCCGTCGAACTGGATGATGACGGCGTTGCCGTTGTAGCCGACGACCTTTCCTTCCGCCCCGATTTCGGGAGGCGGAGGACGGTGGCCTTCCCGATCGTAGGCAGATCGGCGAACCCGACTGCCGAGCGGGAAGACAGGGTTGCCGTCCCCTCCTTTGCAAGTGCATCGTTGCTGGATCTCAGACCAACTAAATCGCCCCGTCCCGAGCTCTATACCCCAGCGGAAGGCCTGCGTCATCGCGTGGATAATTTGGGCTTGGTGCTTGGACGCGGGAATCACGAGCATCCAGGGATAGTGTTCGTTGTCCGAAGGCTTAGGGTCCGAGCAGTCCAGATCGTTCCACTCATTGAAGAGTGGCGTCATGAACGCATGGGCCTCCTCCTTGGTCCTGAAAACTACCTGAGTCATAACCTAGCTCCTTTTTGCGGGGGTTCCGCCCCGCTTGCGGTTCCGATATTTTCCCGCGCCGCCCCGCAAAAAGCAAGAGGCAAAACGCGGGCCAAACCCGTTTTCAAAAACTTTGAAAGATCCGGCTTGGACATAAAGGACGCCTGCCGCCGTTAAGCGGCAGGGTCCCGGAAGGAGCTAGTATCGCTCAATGTATGGTTTGGCGTATAGCTCGGCTTCAACTTCTTCGGCCTTTTTCATGGCTTCGGTGACGGACGGTCCGGTGCTGATACCGTCTCCGTTTCCTTTCCCGTCGTCGTAGTAGAGGGATGCGCACCCGTCGTCCAGGTGGATCAGGAATCCGAGACCCCTAATCCTGTCCGATCTACAGACTAGGCAAATCGGCGTTGTGGTTGTCCAGTACCAGATCATGTGCCCTCCAGGTCGGTGGTGCACATCTCCTCCAGAGAGTCCGTCGGCAGAGCAGATTCGTTCGGGATCGAACGAATAAAGTGGCAGGCGGCGCGGATGTGCATCGTCCGTCCCGGGGTCGGGCCGGTGACGTCAGCCGTCCATCCGTTGTGGTGCACTTTGACCTCCCCGCCGAATCCCCGGTCCGCCACGACACGGATGCGCCGGAGGCCTACCTCGGGTTCGCGGACGAGGTATTCCTCGCCAACTTGGATATCTTGACGTTCCATAGCTCTAGCTCCTTTGGTGGCCGACATGGCCAACCGCAGCCGCCCCTCCGAGGAAGGGCGGTTGGCGGTGGGTCAGGCATGGGGTGGCGGAAGTACTTCGGCATTAGTTTGGATGCAGGTGTTGCACACATCCACTGACCGAGCACCCTGACTCCGGAAGTACTCGTCCAGTTTGAGCGGTTCGAGTGACTTGCGGATCTCCGTCACCTCATCGTCGTTCACTGTGAGGCTGATGTAGATGGTGATCTCTCTCATGCTAACTCCTTTGGCGACCAGAAATTGGCCGACCGCAGCCTCCCCGCGAGGACAGGGAGGTTGGCGGAGGGTCAATCTTCCTCGGACTCAACACTGATCTGGACACTGGGGTTGTACCCCTCGTACTTGCGGACAGCTTCCTGGATGGCGAGGTTCAGATCGTCGATCTGAGTCGCCGTTTGAACGTCGGCGATAACTGTGATCTTCAACATAGCTAGGCTCCTTGGCTGGCTCTGAGGGCCAGACCCCAGCCCCCCCGCCCTTGCGGGAGGGGGGGTTCGGGGACCGGCCTGGTCCTACTTTTTGGTCGCCTCGGCGTAGGCGGCCTTGTACGCGGCCTGGGCTAAGGCGAGGGCGCCTTGCCGTTTCTCCAGCCTCTTCTGGACGGACGTGACCTCTTTCACGGTCTCGTTGACCTTGGCTTGCGCCTCCGCCTGGGCGGTCGCTGCGTTTGCCAACACGGTAGCCTTGTCGTCTGCCATAACTCTAGCTCCCGGGCCTTCCGGCCCTCTTGGGTATGGGGGGTTTGGGGGGAAAAACTTTTTCCGCCCCGCCCCGCCCCGAAATTTTTTCTCTCCGCCCCCCGCCCCCGCCCCGCCCCCGCCGCCCCCCGCCCCCGCCCCCGCCCCCGCCCCCGCCCCCGCCCGGGTATTTTCGCCGAAAAGACCCCCGGTGGCAAGACCTAAAAAAGTTTTTTTTTTTTTTTTTTGCGCTATAACCCCCGGCGGGGCCGGGGTTTACGGCGGTCTCACTTTTTTTCCGGGTGGCCTGCCGCAATGCGTTCAGAGTACGACAAAACAATCCAAACGTCCCCCACACAAGAACCAATAATTAGGAACGCAAATATTTTCAGCAAAACTCTTGCCTCCCCACCTCTCCCCCTCTATACTTCGCCATCGCGACGCAAGTTACATCCAGCATCAACCCCCTCCCCCCGGACCCGTTAGCTCAAGCCGCGCCTACAGAGATAGGCTCCCATCCTGCGACATCACCCCTTTGGGCTGTAGCCCGGACCACAGCATCAATGGAGCGGCAGCTGGCCCTCTATCTCAAAGCCCTCCCTCTCGAGATTCCCTACTTTCTCCCTATCATCACATTTCGATCCCTGTCTCGAAATCTACGCTCACGCACCTATTTCCCCGGCCTCATGTTCGTCGCTCCTCCAACCCCGCTTCAAGACATTGAATCCTCACCGATTAGTATCCGGGAGGCCTTTCAGCCTACATTCGACATCATCAAAAGTAATCCGATCCATCGCCGCCTGCTCAATGGCTTCCTGCTAACAGAACTCCAATCTCAGCTCCGCGGCGAACTTATCGCAATTTGGGAAGCCTGTGATCAATCTACCCGATCCCCGTCAAGCGAAGGACAACCCAATCAGCCCGGTCAGCCCGGTCAGCCCGGTCAGCCGCCTCCGCCTCCGCCATTTAATTACGACGGGCGGCAAGCCAATTTGACATCTCTCCCAGAGATAGCCGGCTCGCTTCGCCGTCATCTAAGCAATAATGATGGCCCCGGCAATCTGGTACTCGAGTTTCCCCTCCTCGGGCGTATACTCGAGATGCCTGTTCAACCCGATCAGATCACGCTATGTCCAACCCCCATGAACTAACCTCTCCGCTTTCTCGTCCTGATCCTCATCCTGATCCTCAAGACTCACCAAGGGTGCGCGCCTCCTCCAATTTGCCCCTGCCCAACATTACAATCATAATCAAGGAGTCCATCAGCCTCCAGGACCATCCCTCGGGCCATAGCTGGCATGAGCTAGCCTCCTTCGAGAAGGAGCCTACGAAGAATCCCGATCTACGCCGAGCTCTGGCTCTTCTCCATCTCTCCTTCCATCTCAAAGCCGGCTCTCAGCCCATTCTTTCCATGATCATGACGGGGCACCGCTGGGACAGCCGCCTTCCCGAGGACGTGATCCTTGATTTCCGCCGCGATCGCCGCCTCCTGTCTTCTACCTTGCGTGATCCCACCGAACCTCGGATCCTAGAGGACGGACTGCCTGAAATCCCCAGTCCAGGCCGTACTCTATACCATATCATCCAGAACGAGTCCTTCGACGCCGTTATTGACACCAAGTCCTTCCGCAAACTTGTCCTATGGGGGCGTACCGAATGGCCCAAGCCTCCCCTCCGATCAGACAGGCCTCAGCCCGAACCTCGCCTTCTTCTGCGGTGCCAAGGCCATTTCTCATCGCCTCCCTCTTCTTCTAAGGACGAAGGGCACTCCTGATGCCAAAAGCCCTACATAGAAAGCTCTCTCGCTCCGCCGCCAAGAAAGGCCTCAAAGGCAGGCGAAGAGCTGCATACATCTATGGAACCATGAGCAGGATCAAGAAGCGGCGCCATCGCTAACCACCTATGCCCGACCCCTCCTCTAATCTCTTCGTGTTCGTGAGCGGTCACCGGTTCGGCGACTCGCCGGAGTTTCCGCACAAACCGATGGCCGAGTTTCTCAAGAACTTCGGTATCGTGAGCCTGCAGGTGCCCTACACGGCGATACCGCCGGGGCTCAAGTGTAAGTGCATGATCGGTCACAGCTTCGGCGCTGACAAGGTGATTGAGGAGTACAATCAAAACCCAGGGATCGAGTCTTGTCTCGTAGAGGATTATGTGGACAAGGAGAGTGTCATAGGTGGCATTACCCTAATCTACGCCAAGGTACTCCGTCCTAACTGCAAGTCAATTCATCGGCCCTTCCCCATGAACCTGATCTTTCCCTGTAGCGCCGGTATCATACGGGCCTACGACGGCCCAGTCGATACTTATCCGATCGACGAGACAGTGGCGGCTGGACACGGCGAGTTTTGCAATTTGCCTCGCGTAAATGAGCTGCTTGTCAGACAGGCCACCAACCAGGGGTGGAATTAGCAGCTATCAACTAACTAACAAAGGAGCCTCATGACGAATCGTAATCACATCTGCTTTCTGATGCTCATTCTGTTCGCTCTAGCCAGCACAGGTTGCGCCAGCCAGTCCCTCGAGCGACGCACCAATAGCGCAGTCCTGCTCTATGTCGGCCTGGAGGACGACGAAGGCAAGCAGGTTGAAAAAGCCCAGCAAGTGATCGAGACCGCCACCCTTATCAAAATGGTGGCCAGCGGCGACCTGGGCAGCGGTAACCTCCGCGTCACAATTGAAAACCTGGTGCTCAGCAGGATCACTGATCCGAAGAAGCGAGCGAAGATCCGCGTGATCGTGGGGGTGCTGCTTAATGAGGTAGAAGAGTATGTGGACCTACAAGACCCCAACCCACTCATACCGACGTCACAGATCCAGGAGATCGTCATCCGCATGTGCAACGCCGCCATCACTGCGGCTCAGCCGTTCAAGACAGGCTAAAGGAGCATCATCTCCAGAAAGTGGCGTCCCTAACGATCTAACTTGGAGTTGACATGAAAACTGCCTTTTTATTTATGTTGTACCTAGCTATGTATGTGGTTCTGGTTATGGCACTCCTATGGGTGATCGAGTACATGGAGGCTCCAAGAATCATGTACAAGTGCTTTGTGGCTGTTGCCATACTCGGTGGATTGTTCGGTGCAGTTAAGTACTGGGGAGGGGACAACAAACCCCTTGTATAATGGTGACGCCGAATCCTATAGGATTACATAAATGCACGACGCACTTTACATTGCATTGATCGCCGGTGCTCCTGGTGTGATTGCCGCGATGGTCGCCGGATACATCGCGGTCATCAAATCAAACCTTGCCGCCCGCGAGCGCTCGCGCGCCCAATCGTTTCGGGAGATTTCGCACGAGGCGGTGGCGGCGGTTGAGACGGTAGCGAAAATGACGAGCGTAAACCCTGACGTGCCGCTGGTTCCCGCAATCGCTGCGGTAGTTCCCGAGCACAACTCGCCGACGACCGTAAAGCAGGTTGAGGACGCGGAATTGCAGACGCTCCGGGCGCGGCTCGTGGCTGCGACGCTGGCGACGGGGTTGCCTGCGCGGAAGTCGGCACCGATGGAGAACGGCTCATCAATGGAGACCAAATGACCAAACTACTCTTCGCACTGATCATAGTGGTTATCACCGGCGAGGCTCGCTCGGCGACGATCAATGTCAACCCCGGCGATTCCGTCGCCGCCGCCGTCCAGTCCGCGCAGCCCGGCGATACGATCAACGGCGTTAAGGTCGGATTGCTCGTGCCGTTCTGTACGAACGTGCCGATCAACAAGCCGTTGACCATCACGGGTTACTTCCGGTCCAGCGACAACGCCTACGCATTCCTCGCGAAGCCGGGCGGGAACAACGTCACGATAACCGGGATCACCTGCGAGGGGTTGCTTGTCGGCAGCTTCGATAACTTCCATCCGACCGGCTGGCGGATCGTCGGCAATCGCTTCATGGGGCGGAATCAACCGGGTACGCCATTCGGCGTCGGCCAATGGGCGGTCATCGGTTCCAACAGCAGCGGCGGGTTCGTCGATTGCAAGATCACCGATAACGTGTTCGACCCCATCGAACCATGGGCGGGGATTTACTTTTACGGGCGCGACGTTGGGGCACAGCCCTACCGAAATGTCGAGATTGCGTACAACCAGTTTTTCAACACGGTCAACCCGGCCAAGCCAGCATCGTGGGGCCGATGCATCAAGATTTTCGGCGAAGGGGCGGATCAGCAGGCGACGTTCCCTGAAGGCGGCGACAACACCGCGAAGCTCTGGGCGCGTGACCTTTGGATTCATCACAACCACTTCAAAGCCGTTCGCGGCATGGCGATTGAGAAGCAGGACGGCGACGTAGCCTGCAAGATCGAGGACAACTATTTTGAACAGTCCAGCCCGTTCGGAAATGACCCGCAGGCCAACGGCGACAACTGGGCTTACAGCATTGTAAGCGCGCGATCCGTTGACGAAATCATTCAGCGGAACTTCATCGACTGCCGCCTGCCCGCTGGCGTGAACATCGGAACGATGCGCGTCGCTTGCGAGGGCGGCGGGTGTCGTCAGAAGATCATCGACAACTACATAATCGGCAACGGCCCGAACGTCTCGCCCGACGGCGCCGGTAATCTATCGATCCCGATCAACGGAACGCGGGCCAGCGGCGAGGTCAAGAATAACCGGATCGTCAACATGCCGCTGCCTGGGAACAATACCCGCGTCGGAGCGCATTCGGACATCCAGAACAACGGCCCGAACGTCGCCTTGACGTGGGACATCAACCGCCCGCGACCAGTGCCGCGAACAGGTCAACAGCCCCCCGTTCAGATCATCACCGTGGCGGCAACCCCCAACGCGGACGGCTCGCTGGCGCTGGTCTGGTCAACGGCCAGCGCCGGACCCTACGCAATCTCGGCCAAGACCTCGAGCGGTGCCGATCCGGTCAAGCTCATCGGCCAGACGCCGGACAAGTCGGTGGTGCTGATTGGCGGGCATCCGGGGTGGGAATACAACGTAGCGATTGCATCAACGGGCGGGGCTACGGGATCAGTCAGAGTCCGCGTGGCGGGCGATCCGAATACGACAGCGCCGGAGAATGATCTAAAGATCAAGACTGTGCCGCCCCCCACCGATGATATAGCCTCGCTTAAGGTGCAGCTTGCCAAGGCTCAGGCCGACTTAGTGGCGGCTCAGCAGGCGGGCGGAGTCAAGGACGCGAAGATCATGCAGCTGGAAGTGCAGGTCAGGGACCTGACCGCGAAGGTTGCGGCAGCAAAGGCAGCACTTCAATAATAAGAACTAATTGGATCTAGAGCCTCTTCTCCAGAAAGTGGCCTCCCCCTTCCTCAAACTAGGAGTCATATATGGCGTTGCTCTTCAAACTTGGTACTACAATGCGTAATGGTGCTTGTGACGGCATTGTGGACGCAGTCGATGGTGGTACTCCTCCAGGGCGGCTTGAGCATCGGACTGGCACTCAGCCGACCAATGTCAATGATGCCAGCAGCGGTACCCTGCTCGGTACCAATTTGTTTGCCAATCCCGCTTTTGGTTCAGCGGCCACGGGCGTGGCAACCGCCAACGCCATCGGCAGCGACACCAACGCCGACGCCTCAGGGACCGCTGGCTATTTTCGCATCTATACTGGAGCTGGGGGTGACACAGCTGCTCTATGCCAGGGCAACTCCGGTACTGCCAGCACCGACCTCGTCTTCAACAATAACGTGATTGTGGCTGGTGGAACTATTGCCATTAGCGCGATGACTGTTACGGTACCAATCAGCTAGCCGCTGATTTGTCCTGCCAACCTTTTTAGGAGAAACCATGAGAATTGGTGGATCATTTGCACCCCCTCTGACCAACGAGAAGCTGAAGAACTATAAGGTCCTGATCGGAAAAGTGGATCCAGAATCAAGGCTTCGGTCAGCGCTGGACACCTGCTATAAGTGCGCAGAAGGGTGGTGGACACAGCCCGACTCCACTGGTGTTGGTGAGCCTCATCCGGTGGGTGAGATCACCGACAAAGAAGGAAGGACTCGTCCGGCTCCAATGATGATTCCACTCGACGCGCCGATCGCCAAGGCGCTGGACGAGTACATCCCCTGGGATGACGAAATCGAGACGTTCGCTACGATATTCGAGGCGATCACCGATATCTCCTTACGCAACTGCGCCTTCCACCTGCTCTGGCACGTGAAGGAGCTGGCGTTGGACCGCGAGCCCATCACTGCTGACAAGCTCTAGGACCCCTCTCCCATGGCAACCTACAAGGGTCTGACAATTCATGGTACGCCCACCGGTGCCGGTGGAGTTGGCCTCGATGCCGACTTCACCAAGCTGGCTGATTTCGTTTGCGGAATCAGCGGTGAGGCCGACGTGGATGAAGCATTCGCCCAGCTAGTCCTGACGCCTCGTCAGATCTTCGTGATTCCATCGGCTGGTTTTGGGACTTCCAGCACCGACGGACTCGCCCTATCAACTTCCGGTGTTGCTGCTGCGGGTGCACAACAGATCAGCCCACGACTTCGCTGGAGAGGCAGCGGATGGAAAACCGACGCCACCGCCGCTGCTCAGGCCGTCAATTTCATCGCCGAGGTGCTTCCCGATCAGGGGGCTGCGGCACCGACCGGGAATCTGCTATTTAGATACTCCGTGGGCGTTGGTGCCTACGCGACAGTGCTGACACTGAGCAGTACCGGTTTGCTTACTTCCGCGTCGGACATTGTTTCCGGTGCGGGCGTCACCGTGCGCGGGACCTCCACCGGAGTCACCGGTTCCGGGGGCGAGCTGTTCTACAACGCCGGTGCTTCCACCACGACACTCCTGAGCTACAACCGGACGGGCTCGGCTTACCTGGCACTGGCGTTCGACGCACTCTCAACGCAGTTCTCGCGCTCGGGTACGGTCAAGATCGACATTCAGGCGGCGGGCGGAGTGGACATCAAGGACGGTGTGCGGTTCAGCGGCGGGAGCGGTACGTTCGCCACCGGAGTCGGACTTGAGCTGTTCTACAACGCCGGAGCCAATGCGAATCAGTTCCTCTCCTACGATCGCGGCGGATCGGCGTACAAGGCGCTGGTGTTTGACGCCAGTGCGCACACGCTCGTGGTGTCTGGAACGGACACGTTTAAGCTGATCGCGAATAACACCATCCAGATCGTCAACAGCAAAACGCCCGCGTCGGCTGGTGCATCGGGTACAGGGGGGGAAATCTGCTGGGACACCAGTTACATCTACGTCTGCACCGCCACCAACACCTGGAAGCGGTCGCCCCTGGAGACCACCTGGCCTGATGTCTTCGCTCTGACCGACGGTGCCAACATCGCCACCAATGCAGCCTTGGCCAGCACCTTCACGGTCACGCTGGGCGGCGATCGCACCATGGACAATCCCACCAACCCCGTGGACGGCAAGGTCATCACCTACCGGATTCGCCAGGATGGAACGGGCACTCGACTGATCACCTGGGGTAGCGCGTTCCGCTTCAACGCTGGAGTTACACCGACGCTCACTACAACGGCTGCCAAAACCGACTACATCAGCTTCAAATATCACGGCGGGGACAGTAAGTGGGACCGGGTGTGGCAGTCTCTGAATCTCTGAGCATTAAATGGCCATCAGCCTCAAAACCGCAGGGACCTGGGCGCGACTTGTCGTAGACGGGACGGTCGCCATTCCCGGCTCACCGGCTGCCGGTGACCGTATGTTCCTGTTCGCCACCTGGAAGACCTTCTCCGTCACCGTCCTCGACCCCAGCGACTGGATCCCCATCGGAACGGAGTTCACCGACGGCGCCGTGGCCACCGGCAACGGCACGGGCTCGGTCAAGGTGATGGCCTGGTATCGGGACTGGCAATCGGGGGATACTGCGCCGACGATCGATTGGTCAGCGAATCCTACTGAAGGCCACGCCGTCATCATGCTCTGGCAGAAGGCGGCGAGCGACAACTGGACCACGCCGCTGACGGTCACCGCCGCGATGACCAACTGGACCACCAGCAGCCAGACTGTCTCGGCCAGCAGCACGGTTGCAGTCCCTTCGGGTGGTGTGGTGATCGGGCTCATCGGCATTCGCGACGACTCGGCCACCATGACCCGGCCGACGTCGGGCATTGACGATTCAGCGGGCGCCATCACCTGGAACGGCAACTACGTCGAATCCCCGGCGACGCATTTCAGCTCGACCACCGGCGATGATATGTCCGGTGACCTGGGCCACCGGTTGGTCACCACCGGAGCGACGGCCACCCTGCGCATGACCGGGACGATCTCAGCCGCGGAAACCGGCGCGTGCAAGTGGGTGGTGCAGGGCGTGGTGCCGTTCACCGGCTCGATCGCCAGCTCGACAGGACCTGCGACAACGTCGGTTACGGCAACGTTCACCGTGCCGACCTACAGCGCCACCGGCGCAGTATCAGCAGCACCGGCCACGTCATCGCTCACCGGCACCTTCACCGCCCCGGTCTATACCGCCAGCGGAGCACTCGCTGCCGCACCGGCCACATCAGAATCGACAGCGACATTCACCGCGCCGGTCTACAGCGGAGCCATCGCGGTATCGATCGGACCGGCGACCGCAGCGGGAACGGCTGAGCTGGTCACGCAGCTGAACTGGGCGATGTTCACCCTGGCGGAGTGGGGAACATTCACGCTGGGCGAGTGGGGAATCTTCGCACTCCAGGACGTCACTGTCGCATCGGCCGCGCTTTCGGTGGCGCCGACAACCTTCAGCGGCACCGCGACGTTCACCGCGCCGACCTACACGGCCAGCGCAGCGCTGGCTGCCGCACCGGCCACATCAGAATCGACAGCAACATTCACCGCGCCGATCTATACGGCCAGTGGAGCACTTGCGGTTGCGCCTGCCACATCAGCAGGCACCGCCACGTTCACCGCGCCGGTGTATTCCGCGACGGCCGCTCTGTCGATCGCGCCGGCAACGTCCGCTTCCACAGCGACATTCACGGCTCCGATCTATTCCGGCACAGCAAGTCTGTTAATCGCACCGACAACTTCCGCGTCAACCGCAGTATTTACTTCGCCGATCTACACAGCTTCAGGTGCTCTACTCGCCGGTACGACATCGCTTGCTGGTACGGCAATCTTCACTGTACCAACCTACACAGCGTCAGCAGCTTTGTTAATATCGCCGACAGTTCTTGCTTCTTCAGCCGCCTTTACTGCCCCAATATACACGGGGTCAGCTGCCCTCGTGGTCGGACCGGTTACGACTACCGTGACAGGAACATTTTTCGACGCGTTTACAGCCTCTGGTAGCCTGGTGGCGTCTCCTGTTGCATTATCAGGTTCTGCGGTCTTTACGGCACCTAGCTACACGGGAACAGCCTCACTGATCTCGCCGGTTACGGTTCTTGCTGGTTCTGCTACTTTCACATCACCTGTTTATACGGCTTCAGGGGCGATGACAATCGCCGCTGCAACTTACTCTGGAAATGCTACATTCTCGGCCTTCAATGTGGCAGAGGCCGCTATTGTTGCACCAGTTTCTCAGCTGACTGGGTCGGCGTCATTTACAGCGCCCGTGTATACAGGGTCGGCCAGTCTTGTGGTGGGTACAGCAGGCTTGGCTGGGTTGGTGTCATTTGGAGGTCCTGAATTTGCGGCTTCCGGAAATCTAATTGTTGCCGCATCCACGACATCTATCAGCGCCTCGTTCACGTTACCTACCTATACCGGAGTAGGAACTCTAGTCGTTGCTGCCACGGCACTCTCTGGAAGCAGTGCCTTCACGGCACCTACTTACACAGCGTCAGGCTCATTAACTGCCGGTATTGTTGAGCTTGCAGGATCAGCCATCTTTGCGTCAGGCGTGTTTCTCGGCTCTGTCAATGTGCTCGGCTCAGCGGTTCAGATCAGCGGCTCGGTAACATTCACAGCTCCAATCTACGATGCATTCGGCGACTTCGTTGTGGGAACCGCAACGCTTGCCGGATCGGTTGTTACAGTCACTCCACAGTTCATCGCGTCAGCTTCCCTCCTGACAGGACCAGCGACATTCACTGGGTCAGTCACATATATTCCGCCTGGCGGAACTCGACGTTATTCTATGGAGCTAACCGATATCACAATCGATGGCGTGTTCTCCGGAACAATCATCACGGTCAAAGGCGCAGGGGTAGGATCCAAGAATGACGTGGGAATTACCAATGTTATTACTGATCGCGGAAATCTAACCCAGATCGTGAGGGTAACTAACTAATGATCGATATTATCTTCACACATGAGACAGATGACGACGGGATGATCAATGCCGACTTAGTCGTGTTCGCTGATCCAGTCAACACATTTGGCATTAAGCGAAATGATACTGATCAAGTACTGGTACCAGCTGGTACTCCTTTACCTAACCTCGGTCCTGGAATTTACCAGTATGGACTGGTTGAACCAGTGTCGTCCCTTGCGTACACCTACTGGATCCGCTGGACTTTCTTAGGGGTGACACAGAGTCGTGAATTCAATGTCACCGGAGTCCTGGCGATCCCATTGTCAATCTACTTCACCTGGGACGAGTTTGTTCGGCGATGGGGTTTGAAGAACATTGCCATAGCATCCAACAAGCAGAATGTGAATGCCAACCCAGACATGAATGCAGTTCAAGACGCCTTCGACTACGCATACGGCGAAATTCAGGAGTCGTTCAGAGGCAGCATGTACTCCATCCCCCTCAGCTTTGTACCCAATGCAGGAGTTGTTCCGCCGAGGGTGAAACGCTGGGCAATGATCATTGCCTACGCTGATTTGTACGATGTACGCGGTTGGACCGACCAGGATCGCACCGGCAACAAAATCAGCAAGCTACTGAAGAATACCTACGATGAAATGGGACTGTACCGGGCTGGAGTTCGAATCCTTCCGGCTGTGGCCGACGCAACTTCTGGGGGAAATCTAGTTGTGGGCGCAGCCTCTGTTATTACGGAGGATGTATGAGCAATCGAACAATTCTAGTTCGTGTCAAGCGGGCTCAGCCTACCACAATTGCGTCCATTCAGGTGGGCGAGCAGCCTCTTCCCCAGAAAGTGGCGCGGCGCAGTCGCAAGACGTTCATGAACTATGTTCGTGAGATCCTGATGGAGCCTTCTCGGATGCCTGACGGAACGTACAATACGCGGCTGGAAGATGCCGCTAATGCTTACGCTCAGTTCATGGAGCGAGGCAGTTTCATCCACTCCAAGGAATTCATCGACCGCGAAGAGGGCAAAGTGCCCTCCAGGATCGCCGACGCCGAAGGCAACAACATCAAGCTCTATATCGGCATGCCTACTGCCGACAATGATCCTCAGACCCCATGATCCAGCAGATCACACCCATTTATGTTCGCAAGCGCCCGCGCGTGGCTCCACCGGAGTATGATTCGGTAAAGCAGAAAGCCTACTGCGCCTACGGAGCAGCTCGGACATTGTGGAGTTGCCGTGATGAGGAAATCCTGATGGATGGCCCAGCAGGTACTGGCAAGACACGGGCTATCCTGGAGAAGATCAACTTCTGTTGTATGAAGTACTCGAGGCTCCGTGTGCTTGGCGTCCGCAAAACTCGTGAGAGCATGACAGAGTCCGCTCTCTGGACCTACGAGGACAAGGTGATTCCCGAGGGCTCTCCCATGCTCCGTGGGCCTCAAAGAAATCTCCGTCAGACCTATCGCTACCCTAATGGCTCCGAGTTTGTCATTGGTGGTATGGACAAGGCCTCGAAGATTATGTCTACTGAGTACGATATCATTGCTGGCTTTGAGGCTACTGAACTCACTGAAGAGGATCACGAGAGCCTAACAACTCGCTTGCGCAATGGTCGTATGCCGTACCAGCAAATCATCCTGGACTGTAATCCTGGCTCGCCAAATCACTGGCTGAATGCTAGAGCCAATACAGACAAGATGACTCGGCTCTTATCCCGGCATGAGGATAACCCTGTGTTGTTCAATCGCGACGGCACGATGACGCCTAATGGCTCAGCATACATGCGGCGGCTGGAGCGACTTTCTGGGGCGAGGTACCTCCGCCTTCGTAAAGGTATCTGGGCGGCATCAGAGGGTATGGTATATGAAAGCTGGGACCCCTTTGTCCATATGGTGCCGCGTCCTAGGATTGAGTCCAACTGGCGCAGGATACGGGTGATTGACTTCGGGTATAAGAACCCATTCGTATGTCAGTGGTGGGCGATTAGTCCTGACGACGTAATGTTCTTGTACCGACAGATCTACTTCACCAAAAGGCTGGTGGCTGATCATGCTCAAACGATACGTCGGTACTCCGAGGGGGAGAATTACGAAGCGACGATATCAGATCATGACGCTGAAGATCGTGCTACGCTCCACGAACAAGGCATCTTCACGATTCCGGCGCATAAAGCAATTACACCGGGAATTGAAGCAGTCAATCTCCGACTACGTCACGAACAGCATGTGCGACCGACCCTCTTTATCTGTCGAGACTCTCTTGTTGAGGAAGATACGGCACTTAAAGCTGTCGGTCTCCCAGATCGGACAGAGGATGAGTTTGACGGATATGTGTATCCTAAGGACAAAGATGGCAAGCCGGTGAAGGAAGAGCCTGTTAAGAAGGACGACCATGGGATGGACACCATGAGGTATGGTGTGTGTTACGTAGATAACATCGCCGGCATGACACTTGTCACAACATCGGCAATGGCGGTCGCTGTGTATAGGAGCAACTAACATGCCAATTAGGACTGAAAAGGGCAAGTACGAGGCTCCGCCCAATCGAATGGACGAGCTGACCGCCAAGCAGCTCCCTGACGACAAGGCCAGGATCATGAATCTGGCTTACGCTCTGGGAAGCATGCTGTTCGCCAATGCGGGAACCTCTGATAATCCGATGGCGTTCCCCGGTTACAACTATCTGTATACCGGCACTTACACTGTGTACAGGTGGATGCTCCAGCACCCAGTTCTGCGCTTGGTAAGAGCGATCTCAACAGCGCCGATCCTGGCCTCCAGCTGGGAGTATGAGGCTTTGGACAAGAGTATTCCTACTGAATGGGTGGAGGCTGTCAAGCTTACATTTAACCGGCTTCGGTCTGATCTGATCAGGGACTTTTATATCTCTGGGAGAGATATGGGCTGGAGCGGCGGAGAGCAGATCTGGCAGTACAAGGATGGACGATATGATCTCGCTCGCGTGAAGCCGGTCCTTCAGGATATCACCGACGTGCTCAGGGACAAGTACGGCAACATAACGGGATTACGTAACAATGCCGTACCGGAAGGCACTCAGGGCGGGGAGTCATACATTGACCTGACAATGCCGTACAAGGGCTTTCATTACGCCTATGATCCCGAGTGCGACAACCCCTATGGCCGGTCATGGCTTGAGAATGCTCGGATGACGGCCTGGCGCGGCTGGTTAGATTCGGCGCAACAACTTCAGAAGCTGGGTGCCAAGATCACTGGCATCGTAACAGTAATCACGTCTCCTGCTGGTACATTTCCGGGACCATTGGACGCCAATGGGCAGGCTACGAAAGTGAGTTATGAGGAAAATGCCAAAATCGTGATCAAGGCACTGGCGGCTGGAGCAGCGGGAGTATGGTTCCCCAGCCTCGGACTTGCTCCCGATGCCAAAGGCAACATCGACGCGATGAAGGTCCTGATTGAACTCGCCGGTAAATCACTCACCAACATCAATGTCCTAGACTTTGGTCAGCAGTCCCAGGCCTTGTCACCGATCCTGGACAAGATGAAGCACGAGGAAGAGCTGATGTTCAACGCCGGACTCCGATCTGCCCGTGTAGGTCTGGAAGCCGAGCATGGCGCCAAGGAGGATGCTGGCGTGCACACAGACACTGGCACGGTGATTGCCGAGACTGAGGACGAAGCCTTTGCAAAAAAGTGCCAGTGTCTTGTTAATAACTTCGTAGTCCTGAACTTCTCGGCCAAGGCCGTGGACAAGATTATCATCAAGACACCGTCGCTCATTGACCGTAAGACGTCTATTCTCCGGGCCTTCCTGCTTGCTCTCCTTAATGACCCTGAGGTCGTGGAAGAAGTCATCAAGACAGCCGATATGGACAGGGCAATGGATGTGCTCCAGATCACTCGTAAGAAGACGTTCGATGCTCAGGCCGTTACAACCACAAAGGAAAAACGAGCTAAGGCCAAGTCAAGACAGCAGGAGAAAGCGTCCGGCGGCGAACCTCAAGGTGGTCGTCCCAAGAAAGTCGCATAGCACATCTTCTCCAGAAAGTGGCGCAGCATAATGATCAGATACAATCTAGAAGGATGCCGGATTGATACGCTTTATGGACAGTGGCTGTGTCTGGTAGAACATCTGGACAGCTGGGTGAACTCGGCGTGGGCTATCGTGGAGAGTAAGCAGCTACAGATCTACCAGGAACGGAGTCAGTCAGCCAATGACTCCTTTGCCGAGGAGCCGTATAAGGTGGACGCGAACGGTATTGCTCGGTTACAAATGTCGGGTCCACTGACAAAGTACCCGACGTCTTTCCAGTCTCTGTTTGGCGGCACCAGTATGATGCAAATGCGTGATGTACTTTTACAGGCTAGAAATGACCCGGCTGTAAGGGGTGTATACGTAGATGCCGACAGTCCAGGAGGAACAGCCAATGGGACGCCTGAGATGGCCGAAGCAATCAGGAGATTTGCCGCTGCCAAGCCTATTGCTGTTCATGCTGAGGACCTGGCGTGTAGCGGCATGCTCTGGATCGCCACGCAAGCACCGGTGTTTACGTGTGGTCCGATGGCACAGGTCGGTTCTCTGGGGACGATGGCTCGACTAACTGATTCATCTCAGTTGGCTGAGAAATCGTTAGTGAAACCCAGGATCTTCACTACCGGCAAGTACAAGGGTATAGGAGCGGAAGGCCAGCCGATCACTAAGGAGCATGAAGAGGAAATAACTCGACTTGTGCATCAGATCAATGAGCCTTTCAAAAATGATGTTGCAAAGGCCCGGAAACTCAAGCCGGAACAATTGAAGGACATTGTTACTGCGCGCGTCTATGTAGGGCAGGGGGCAGTAGATATTGGACTCGTAGATCGGGTTTGCTCAGCAGATCAGGCCTACGAGGCATTGACCGAACGTGTTCGTACTGGATCAGTGACTCGCGGTCCTGTTCCAGGGACGGTACCAGTGACCGCGAAAAGGAGCAAAACCATGCTCACCGCTGAACAACTCGTCCAGGCTAAGAAACTGCCGGGTACGAGCGCAATCACGACAGAGAACGCTGATGAGCTTCTACTGTCAGCAGGGTTGGCACTGCAAACTGCCAATAAGGACATGGAGACGGCCAACACCAGTCTGAAGACGCAGCTTGATGCGGTTCAGAAGCAGGTGCCCAAGGTGATCGATCCCCAGGTTCTGAAGGATCGCGCATTGGTGGCTCAGGAGCGTATCGATCTCCTGGTGGAAAAGCAGTTTATTCTGCCCGCTCAGGCCACCGAACTGAAGAAGCTGATCATTGTTGGCGATCAGCCTAGCGCAGCTATGCTTACGCCTCTGGCTGACGGGTCGATGCCCTATGTACCGATGCTGACTGCCCTTCAGCAGAACAAGCCCAGCGGCATCCTCGATCCGAAAACGACAGGCCAGCCTGCACCTCGGACCGAGCCCGGCAAGGACAAGCCCGAGGACAAGCCGATGACCTCCGATCGCAGGGCCGAGCTCCTGGGTCACGTCGGCATCGCGCCGTCAAATGGTGCTGGGAAGTAGTCGTTCATCCCTTCACCAACAACCTGAACGAAGAAAGAGGTTTTTATGATTACCACGATTGAGCAATTCAGTCTGGCAGACATCCTGACTCCTGCTCAGCGCCCTGAGGACGCTCGTCAGAATGCAGTGATCTTTGGTCCAAACCTGACGATCCTCAAAGGCACTTTTCTGGGGAAGAAGACTGCCGATCAGAAGATGTACGCTTACGTAAATGGTGCCGGTGACGGCACTCAGGTCCCCAGTGCAATCGCCATGTATACGTTCAAGACCGACGCTAATGGACTGGCGTATCTTGGTGATTCCACGACCGTGTCCACGCGCAACGGTCCCTGGACCACCATGCCTGTGTGGGAAAGCGGCGTGTTTGACCCCAATGAACTCGGTGTGGCAGCACTTGTGGCTGAAGTGGATACGTTCACTCCGGCTACCATCGAGGTCGGCGACATCTTCACCCTCACCTACACTCGACCCGACCTGACGACCAAGGCGATTTCGTTCACGGCGACAGCTACTACTGCCGCAAATGTGTCCGCCGGCATTATTGCTCTCTGGAACGCCGACAACGAACTGGCGGGTGTGGCCACGGCAAGCGGTACATCTACCGTAGTCCTAACCGGCAAGGTAGCTGGCGTAGCGTTCTCTGTTGCCTCTACAACTACGGATGGTGGTGTTGCCAACACCCAGACATTTGCACGCGTTGCCACTACGGCTGCCAGCGGTCGGTCAATGGCCAACATCCTTACCGACTGGGCTGGTTCTAAGCTCCTGCCTAACGGCTTCATCCATCTGCCGTAATCGGAGCAACATCCCCTTTGCTTCAACTTCCACAAGGAGAAACCTATGCCTTTCATTTATCCCACTTCGTACGAGCTTCGGCAAATTGAGCCGGAGCTTGTACAGCGTGGATCAGCAGGTCGTGTCGGCATCGAACTGCTGCCTATCCAATCCGTAAATGCCGCCAAAGTCCGCTGGTCACAGCAGGATAACTACTTCGGTCTTCAGCACCTCAGAGGCATGGATGGTCAACCCACCCATGTCAATCGAGTTGGACAGAAGACCTTCGAGTACGAGCCTGGTGTGTTCGGCGAATTCATCGACATCACCGAGCAGGAACTGACTATTCGTGCAGGTTCTGTAGATGTCAGCGCTGTGCCGATTAACGTCCAAGACCTGGTCGTTGACGCTCAACGGCAATTGATCGCTCGCGAACTCGATCGAATTGAGTCCTCGAACTGGACGCTCCTCACAACCGGCACGATCAAAATCGATATCGCCGGGCCGCAGGGTGTCATGATCGGATATAGTGACACCTATGTGATCCAGACCTTTACGGCGGCCATTCCGTGGAGCACAATTGCCACGGCTACGCCCGCGCGTAACTTCCAGAGCGTTCAGCAGTTGGCCCTCGGGAAGAGTGTTGATCTGGGTTCTGGAGCAACGGCCTACATGAACAGCGTCACTGCCAACAACCTGCTCAACAACACCAATGCCAGTGACCTGGCTGGTCGCAGAATCGGCAGTGGCGGTACGTTCAATTCCCTTAACGACATCAACCAGTTCCTTCTGGGCCAAAACTTACCCAAGGTCCAGGTGTACGACGAAGGATATGTTCCGGCAGCTCCGGGCGGAATTGCTGGTACGTTCAAGAAGTTCATTCCCGACAACCTCGTCGTTGTCATTGGTCGTCGTACTTCTGGTGCACGACTTGGTCAGTACATTACCACTCGTAACGCCAGCAACAATTTCCAACCCGGCTCGTATCAGTACACGATCGATCGCGCCAACGGCGTTCTGGCCGAGAAGCGTACTCCGGCGAATATCGAGATTCATCGTGGCCACAATGGTGGCCCGACGATCTTCTATCCGTCGGCAGTGGTCGTAATGAACGTCTAGACTCTTCTCCTCCAGAGAAGGGCGTCCCCTTTTAGGAGATGCAAATGAACTATCTCGTAAAGCATACCATGGTCGGTCCGTATCCCTTTGGCCGAGTCGTTTCGGGTGAGGAGCTGGCTGCAAGCAGAATTGACGTCAATCGCCTTCTTGGTCTTGGTGCGGTTGAGGAAACCGAAGATCCTGAAAGCTCGTCGCCTCTTCCTAATGGTCCAGAGAATGTGAGTTCCGGCGGAACCACTGGTGAGGAGACTGTGGATCTGAACACACTCACCAAGGCGCAGTTGCTCGACTACGCCGAGAAGGCCGACGTCGAGGTCACAACCCGGATGACGAAAGAGCAGATTATCGATGCAATTCAGGCGGCGCAGCCTGAACCCGAAGGCGAAGGCGAGGCTCCTGAGCCCGAGGATGAGTAGTGGATGTTCCTTTGCAGCTCCTAGTGGTGCATGCCCACTAGGGGTTTAGGAGCAGAAATGGCTGCTAAGAACATTGAACTTGAGATTTATCAAAAGCTCTGGCAACTTCTGATGGCTGATCCTATATGGGCAGCTTTGGTGCCAGAAGGTAACCGGATCAGATTTGATGATCTCGAGGGCGATGAAAATCCTGACAAGCCTAACAACGCCGATGGTGATCGGGCGTCTGCTCGCCTGATTACTAAGACAGGAAGTTTCAGCTTCTACACAGAGGGTGAGACGTTCCAGACTCATGCTCCGGGTGGTCCATCCGACTGGATGGAAAAGCACGAGTACATATTTAGGCTCACTACTACTAGTCAGCTACTGAGCCTCAACGAAAGCTCGGGACTCGCTGCACAATCGCGTCAGGCGATAAGAGCGGGTGGCCCAAAGCTAGGACTCTCGTACGTTACGAGTGTCAAAGTTCGATCAGAACAACTAGACCGGCGACAGTCACAGGATATCGAGGACGAAGATCTCGCCAAACGGGAGGTTGTAAATCACGATATAACTGTGGGTGTTGAAATCGCCGGAGAAAGTTTAGGTGGCTAATGCCTCAGTATTGGATGGTCCGTGTTACGGACAAAGACGGAAACGTCAAGGAAAAAAGGGCGTCTGTGGGTGGTGGACTGCATACTCCCGAAAGCCTCGTAGCCCATTACAAGCAGTTCAATTTGTTTCCCGACGCTCGTAATATCGAGGTCGTGGAGCTCCCTAATGACCAGGGTCCGAAGACCTTCGACGAGGCTGTTGCCCTCGGAAAGAAGTCTGCGGCGAAAGCTGCGACTGAGCGGGCTCACAAACCCGCGATAACGCCCCCCCAATGATTTATAGGGGTTTTGGCGGGCACAACCGGGAAAAGTGTGGCCTAGGAGTTAAAAACCGTGGGATTCGCTGACAACGCATCTGGCAGGGCTAAACGTGCTATCAGGCTCGCCTTGAACGAGCTCGGCAAGCGGGGCGTTGCTATGATACGTGATTCGATTAATGTGCGGGTTCAGCACATTGGAACGCTAACAATCCGTTCTGATCCCGGCGAACCACCCCGTAGGGAGTTCAGCAGGCTCTGGCGAAGTATCAAATACCGAGTACGAGCTCGTGCTAAGAATGTCGCCGATCTCACTATCTATCAGGATAGCAAGATCGCTCCCCACGGCATATGGCTTGAAAATGGGACCTTCAAGATGGACCCACGGCCTTTCTGGGAGCCAGCTCGGAGAGTGATAAATCGGTACATCAGATCCGATTTTCTTAGGCTCGCCCGCGACTACTTTAGGGGGAATGCAGACGACCCAGTGGCCGGTAGCGAAAGCGGCGGCTACGATGGTTAGAAAGGATTTAACATGGGAGTGATCAACGGCAGAGACGGAACAGCCGACTTCTTAATCGCAACTGTTTCCCAGAGGACACTCCTGGATATGTTCCGTATCCGGGAGGTTACTGAGATGACTAATGCCGATACCTTTTCCATTGAAGGTACTGCTGATCAGGAACCCGGTAGAAGCCAGCTTGTGGGAGAGCTGACGGGCATCGGCAAGAAGGATCTCGCCATTTCCGGACCCCTTATTCCTGCGCCGCAGAATGTGGCTGTCGTGGCTACATACAGTACTGGTTGCTTCATCACTATGAATGTCAATTTCACTGAGGCCAGTGCTGATCGTATGGTTAACCAGAACATGCGCATCGGCGGCAGGTTTATCTCTAAAGCGGCGTATATAGTAACCTGGGACAAGACCCCATAGCCTAACCACGTCAGTGGATAGGCCTTGGCTGATAGGAGATTCCTATGGGAGTCATTAACGGCAAGGATGGCACTGCCAATTTCAGCATTGCCGGTGTTCTATATGCGACGCTACTCGACATGTTCCGTATCCGTGAAGTCACTGAAATGACAAACGCGGATACGTTTTCCATCGAAGGTACGGCGGATCAAGAACCAGGCCGCAGTCAGCTGGTGGGTGAACTGACAGGAATTGGTAAGAAGGAGATCACAATCTCCGGGCCACTAATTCCTGCACCTCAGAACGTCGCTGTAGTCGCAACGTATAGCGTCGGCTGTACAATCACTCTACAGGCCAATTTTACTGAAGCTTCCGCCGATCGTATGGTGAACCAAAACATGCGGATAGGTGGCCGCTTCATTTCCAAAGCAGCGTATACTGTGACCTGGGACGTTGTGCCGGGTCCGTAACCTTCTAAACCCGTTCTCCCGCAAAGGAGCACTATGTTTTTCCTGCAAGCAACAGCAGCACCTATTATCGTGGTCCTTGGAGATAAAGTACTCCATGTCGAACGATGCGACATGGATTATTTTATTCAATGGTCGAATGAGATCGCCTCCGCAAGGACTGAAGAAGCGATCAAAGACCTGGACGATACGCGCAAGGCGGAGTTCAAACAGTTCTACCCTCCGATACCTCCGGACATTAACGAGATGCGCAAACTCGTCCTCACACCCGAGGGTTTCAAGCGGATCCTGACTACCCGTTTGTCAACTGCAAAGGCGTTCAAACGCAATCCCGACAACACTCCAGGACCTGAACTGCCGAGCCTCTCTCTGGAGGAGATCCAGCAGCTCGTGAAGATCAACGGAGCAGGTCGTTCTGCCGGCATTGCGTGGGCGATCGCCGATCTCGTGGAGAACTCAATGCGAGATCCAACGCCTGTGTCTAAGCTGTCTGAGAACGGGGGTGAAAACCCTTTGACATCTACCGGGACAACCGATGCGCCCAAATCGCAAGAAACTGGGCGAGAGACATCGCCACCGTCGAAGCTCTCTACGGATCTGGCACGTGGAGAAAGTGGACCGTCCCGGTCTTCGAGTACCGCCTCCGTTCAGCCCATCAAATCGCCGGCTTAGTGAACTCGAATGCCACGGACGACACGTACAATCAGCTGAGACTGGACGAACTCAATGCGCGGTTAATTGTTGAGATGAATTTCCCACACCTCTATCCCCAGAAAGTGGATCCCGATGCCTGAAGAAGAACCACTTGTAATTAAGGTGATCGGAGATTGGACTGTATTCGACGAGGAAGCTCGCCGGAGAGAGGCCAACCTCGCCGGGGGTATGACGTTTTCTATGGAAGGACGTGCGCAGATCGGCGGTCCCATGGCTCGGGCAGTTTTGCCTGCGCCGGGGGAGAGTAGACCGGTTGGTGATGACGGTTACGATTCGTATGGTCCTAAGGACTCTAGACCGGTAATTTATTTGCCCGGTCCTCCTGCTGTCGGATATGCAAATCGAGTTCAGTTATTCCATGGAACGAGATCAAGAAAAGATATTGCTGAATGGCGGCCATTCAGTCATTTCGGCACACCTATTCAAGCAAGCGGTCTAGAAAAGAACTATGGGGATATAGGCTCTGAGGACGACTTTCAATGGGGCAGTCGTATGAGAATCTATCCCGTGGAGTTCTCGTATAACAAAGCTGCGAGAATTGAAGACACAGGCGAAAACTGGTGGGGTGCGGTCGCGAGGCAACTACTAGAAACTGGTGCAATATCTGGAACTCAATTTAATCGGATTATAAAGGGTGTTAAACCTCACAAGGGTAAAGACCTATCTGATATAGGTGATGAGAGTTTGGGCTCTGGGTGGTTTTCAGGTGTGTCAGAGAAAAGGGGGTGGGATAGGATCAGGCAAGAGCTGGTGTCCAGCGGATATGATGCTCTTGTATACGATAACACAGTCGAAGGTCCTGGTTCGTCGTACATGAATTTGCATCCTGAGCAGATAAGACCCAGCTTCCCACAGGGCTACTCCAACTCTATGGATTTAGCTCGTACTGGTAGGGGTAGGGATGTCGATTTCGGCGCGGTTCAGCAAGAGGCTGATAACCTCGGAACTGCTCTAGCCCGATTAACGGGTATTGTTTCGGCAACTGGGGGTGGCAGCGGAGCATATACTGGAGGCGGAGGCGCTGGAGGAGGATTTGGGGGATACATTCCAATTCTGCCGGGTGGTGGCCCACGATTTCTGCCGGGTGGGGGCGGTTATAATCCAGTGACGGGCGACTTCGAAGGAGAATTCATATCTTCTCGACCAGGGGGTGGGTTGCTGGAGGGTCCTCCAGGCGGCGGTGGATCGGGCGGCGGTGGGGGTCCACCTTTGCTTGGATTTCAGGGAGGTGGTGGTTTACCAGGACTAAGGACTGTTGATCTTAGCTCAGACGGTCCAAATGCCAGAGGTAGACGTAGTATGGGCGGTTTAAGTCGTGCGTACTACTACTCAATTGTCTTTGCTTTATGGGAAGCAGGCAGAGCACAGCAAATCGCTCGACGAATGGAAATTGACAGTGCTTTAGCAGGGTCTGACCTAGAACGACTCCACGTCACATCGCAGGGAGTTGATCAATTGTTCGGCGGTGTGTTCAGCCAGCCATTTGGCATGGCTTTGGACGCATTTGGTGTTGGACCGTCTTCAGTCCGTGATTTATCCAGAATGCAGGAAGTTCGAATCACCAACCAGATGGCGACCAGCGATGCTTATAGATCGGTTAAACTAGCTGACGCAATAAGAACTGCTACACCTCTAGGACGAATGGCAGTTACCGACATCAGAGCAGACGCTGCTGCTGCTGAACAGGTCCGTAAGTTGATTGAGGAGAGAGGCGGATTAGGAACAAGTCTAGCTGTAAGTCGTCCACAGACTTATTGGGAGCAGTTCACAGACTATCAAGGCTATAATGCTAGAGTCCCTGTGATCAGCGACGAAGGTGCTCAAGTTGCAATGCGGAACCGAATGACATCCATCAACGCACAGATTGCCGAGGTTGAGCGACAAAGACAGTTTGAACGGGCTGAGAGAGTGAAAGACAACGACGACATTGTGTTCGGCTATGGCCTACGGGCGGCTGCTCTTATTTTCGGATCACCCAAGGACTTAGCGAGACAGTCCCTACAAGACACGCAGGACATCGAGCTCCGAGATGTGATTAGAAATGCTCCCCAAAATCTGCCGCAGGTCCAAGCAGCTCAGGTCAAGGAACGACAGCAGCTTGAGTACTCACTGACACGTCAACAGCATGTCCAGGATCTCGACGCTGGTGGCCAGGTTATTGTTTCGGGATTCCGCGCCCAGCGGAGATTCGAGGAGGCTGGTAGGGCACAAATCCTGGCCGATGCCGCTGTCCAAATGGCCCAGCATGTCGGGGACAAGGACGCAATGGACAACATCACGAAAGTCGCCGAGGCACGAATGGCTGAATTCAATGCCAATACAGCCTTCGAACGAGGGCAGCAATCTCTGGAGATAACAGGTCAAACCGAAGCAAATCGACTGTTGCTCTCCAGAGATAGCCTTGGCGCTCAGCTTGCTCGTGTAAAAACTCAGAGGAAGTTGGCATTGAATGCTATACCCCTGGGTCCGTCTCACGCGCAGCAGGTTGTCGAGACTCAGGACATGTTTGATACGATCGAGGCGCTGACTCAGCAGCAGTTCGGTGACACTACGCAAGATATCAAGTCCCGATTGTCCTATCAACGAACAGGGCTGGAGTTCTTACTCGGTCGCAGTCCTTTGGCTGCTTCAGCTACAGCTTTAGCTGGGCAGGGTGAACAAACGATTAGGGATCTGATGCGCAGCGACAGGCCGGAGGAAGCAGCCGATGCCCGTATGAATTTGAGACTCGCCCTGCAGTTCGAGAAGCAACAGATCTTCGATCGGTATCGGGCAGTGGAAGGTAACGCTCCTAACATGGCCTTTGGTGTGGAAGCCAATGGCCAGCAGGATATTGCAACAGCTGTTAAAACAATTGAAGGACTGCTTCAGCGGATCGTGGACAAGGAGTTTGGCGGTTTGGCTAACTAGGAGAGGCTATGCCTGCAACGTTCAAATGGGAACGTCCTCGCGACGCGATCATTGAGCAAGGTCGCAATAACCTGGCGGTAGTACGTGGTGCATTGGCTCAGGGTCTTGACAGAACGGTCCCTAGGGCAACACTCATTGCACTCCTTGAAGACGCTGGCATGCCTATAATGGGAGAAGCATATGATGTTAGTCATCCCGATCTGATCGTGACTGGTCGGTCTATCTATGGGCAGTTCTGGGACACAGCCATTGTCCGTGTGAAGTACGAGACACTTGCGTTGGAATTTGATTTCTTCCCGCAGACAAGCTGGTATGTTAGGGACGAGACATCACTGACACAAGAACAAACGCAGCTAGACGTTAGTGGCATACCCATTGATGTGAACTATCTACCGCCGAGTGCTACTAATACAATTGTTGATTATCCGCGATTCAACAAGTTTGAGCCGATGAGATCACTCGTCCTTCAGGCCACGCTCTCTGTGCGACCGAGTGAGACGGTCCTAAACGCGGTGGGGGCTGTGAACAATGCCACATGGTTCAGCAAGCCGGTGGGTTACTGGCTTTGCGCGGGTGTAGGAGCTGAGGCGAGTTCTGGCGAACCTAGCAAAATAAAGGTGTCGGCGTCGTTCATCAGCAAAGTTCATCGGGATTGGAAAAGCTACGCCTTCTTTATTGACGAAACCGGACGCCCACCTCGCGATATTAATCCGGCACTCGTTCAGGCTGCGGTGAACACAGCATATACAACGTCCATGATCACTTCGAACGGCTTTGTAGCTGTGGGTTTGTATGAAATGCAGAACTTTGCAACCGTTTTTGGAGTAGGCACCTAATGATTCAAGGACACGACTTTGGTAATTTCACACCAGGCAAGAAAGCCTCAGCAGGCGCTTTAACTAGCCATTCTGCACGGCTTCGTCAGCTGACTCCAATGATAGGAGACGGCCAAGTCATTGTTACAACATCGCCAGACGGCGGTACGAGTGTTGCACTATCCCCAGAGATAGGGAAGCGTCAGGTTCTCGTTTTTGGCAAGGTAACCAGCCAGGTTTCTGGACAGGCAGGCCGATATAATGCTAAGTCATTTAGTGGTGTACCTAACCTGGACGCGACTGGCGACTTGATCGAGGCGAATCTGGGAGTGCTTTCTGAAGTAGAAGATCTGATTATATGGTTTATTCCGGATATCGCGACTGGGGAGAGCTCTCTGGAGGCTGGTGCTATTGTAGGCGGAAAGGTTGTTGATCGCAACGTTAACAACAAGCTGATAGTACTAGGACTAGGTGGAGGCTTCGAGTCTCGTGGTACCCGGCAAGGTCAGGTGCACATGATGGTCGCCGACAACGTCGCTGCCTGGGACATGCCCCAGGCCAGCTCCCTGCTGGGGGAAGGAGATTAGCCATGGCGTTCGACTGGAAGTGGGAGAATCTTTTTGCGATCTGCCGACGGCTCTGGTACCGCAACCAGGCGGTCAACAACGAAGCGCGCTGGCCGCGCACGTCGCATCAGTGGGACACCGGGACGATTACCGCAGCGACCGCCACGACGCTGACAGACAGCATAAAGACCTGGGAAGCGAACAGATGGAGCGACTGGAGCGGCGGTGGACCCGCTTTCTATGACGTTATCGTAGATTTGAGCGGCAGCAACGACGACCCGTACCAATTCGTTCATCTAGGGATCAGCGCCAACACCAGCGACACGCTCACCATTGGCGTAATTGCGCAGTGGATTACGTTTGGACACATCGACAGCGCCTCCGATTTGGTCGGCAAACACTATTACATCATTTCCAAGTCCACTACTGGCGGCTCGGGCTTTGGCTACGACGGGCTTTGGTGGCATGAGCGCATTCCGATTTGGCCGCGCCATTCTCGCTTTAGTGGCACCGTGGAAGCCCTGGACACGGACGCGACCTACCGGATTATTACGGATGCCGGCAGTCGGCGCGGCTCTACGGATTGGTCGGACGGCGCATGGATTGGCTTTGACTTACTCTACACGTCCAGCGGCGAGCTTGTTCGAGTTGCAATCGCAGACAGCGACGCCACTCGCCTATTCATCCCGCTTGCATCCCCCGAGCCTGGAATAGATACGGAATTCAACATCGTGGCCAGCGGTGCCCTTTGGCATCCAGGGCCGAATCATCCGATGTGGGTGTGGTCACGTAGCGAGCCTGAGTTTGTGGAGACGCACCTTCCTGACCACTCGTTGGGCGGAACACTTTCTCCCGTGGAAGATACCGTTCTGGCTCTGGGGGAAGATCCTGTTCAATTGTTCGATAACGATCTCTGGACAGACATCGACGCCGATTTGGATGATCCGCCACTTCCGCCCGACAAATCCTACAACCCGAAGTTGTATAAGTCGCCGCGTGGCGCGCAGATCGGCACCGAAGGCTTCGTCGTGAATTTCGTGTACATGCGCTCGTACGAAGCTTACGAAGGGGACATCCGCACAATGGTGAAGGCAGAGGGCTGGCAGGCCGCTGGCATCAACTCACACACTTTCGGCGTGACTGCCGAAGAGGATGAGGAAATCGAAACCAGCGTGATCCTGCTAGGCACCGGCAACGGCTTCACCGTCCCGGTCGATTACGCAATCTTCAGCCATGATAACGTGCTGCTGACATCTGGCACCACAGAACTCACCGAAGATGGCCATCTGGTGGGTGTAAACGGAGACGACGATTGGTATTTCGATGGCGGATCTCCTTCCGGCATTTTGTCGCCGGGTTGGACTCGGTACATTCCACGGCGATTTCGTTACATGTATGACAAGACCTGTTGGACTCGGGCCAACGATGATGCGCCGCTGATCCCCGAGGAGGACGACGAAGAGGACAACAATCGCACTGGCAACTGGAGCACGCGCCCCAAGAGCACGCGCTATGCCGAGTACGACCGTCGCGGGCACCGTCCTAGTCCGTTCAGTCCCAACTCCGATGGGCCGGATGCAATTAGCATTGAGCCATGATCCCACTTGCCCTACGATCACTAAGCCTTGATCACCTTTCTGATCTAACGTCGGAGCAGCTCACCCTCCTGCTACTAGACGGTGGTGCCGTCGCGGGACTGGCGCGTCTGATTGGGGACAACCACAACGACCCAACGCTGATCGGTGACGCCGACGTCTTCTGGACCGGCCACGATCCCGACGGCTTAAGCCTGACGGGGCCGCAGGGCGTGGACATCTCAGGAACGGTTACTTCAGGCGGCAACGGCTATCTGATCGACACCGGCCAGGACTTCTGGGGCGGAGTGCTCATCACCCACACCGGTGTCGCCAGTGGAGGAAGCAGCTTGAGTCTAACCGACAGCAGTAAAGCTGCCAGCAGCTTCTGGACCCATCCGGAGCGCGGACGATGGCTCGGTCACATGGTCGAAGTGCTCGAACCGGACTCCGATCCGCCAATCTGGCACAAGCGGCCGATCACGAGTCACACAGGCGCGACGATCGGCTGGGATTTAGCGATGCCTTTCAGCGCTGCGAGTTGTGACTACCGCATCCGCGAACCTCTGCACGAGCTGAACAAGTGGCGGGGGCGAACGATTACCATTACCCCACCGGGCGGAGGCGAGCCTCTCGAAGTAACCGTCACCCACAGCGACGACACCTCTATCTGGTTTGAACCGGCGGAGAATGTCGTGGATGGTTCAACCTGGTCGATTATCGACCAGCACTTTGGCGAGGTATACGCCAACCTGGATGGTGAATGGGCTGTATCTGACGGGATCGACGTGCGCACGGGCAGCGAATTCCCCGCCGACAAAAAGAACATCCAGCCCAGCGTGGTGAAGCGCTACGGCAGGTTCATGAAAGACGACTACCTTGGGGCGTGGATCTTTGAGCAAATCAACGCCGCCATTGATGAGCTGCAATGGACGCTAGCAGGCTTTACCTGGACAAATAAGGGCGAAAACAACGTAGCTGCGGGCAGCCGCAACGCGACGAACATTGGGGAGTTTTGGGGACCGGGCCAGGCTAACGCGACTTACGACGATGCGTGGTCTGCTGCGATGACCTACATCACGGGCGAATATCCTCCACTCCCCGTCATCGTCGCGGTTGATAATCAGATTCCATACCAGAGCATTATCAGCGGGGCGGCGAGCGGAGGACTGCTCTCCGACGACAACGGCTCCGTCGGGCCGCTGAGCGGCGATGGCGCGTACTCTTACGTCAAAATCAGCGGATACCCGACTCTCCTCTCGGCAACTGCAGACTTTTACGGGTGGGGAGTTGTGGACGTGGACGACCCGGACGAGGACATGGCGGCTGACTGGCCAGACCGCGTTGTAAATGACTTTGACCCTAACGCGACTGGGCTAAACTTCCGCGCGTGGGGACTGCTCGACTCGCTATCACTGGAATCGGACGGGGAGACGATCGGGACGGAGAAGATTGGCGAGGTGGTGCTCGGCGTTCCTAATTTCGTCCAACCGGCGGACCCGCTTACCGCGAGTGGGGGCACCGGAGACTATACCTCGATCGTCCACAGCGGTTTCTACATTCTGCGCAAGACGGCAATCCTGAAGTGGAGCATGCCGGAGTGAGGCCGAAGGAGTAGTTTGATGCCAACCATTATCACCCGTAACACGTTACAATTCCCCTCGCCCGCGTCCACCGGCGCAGGCGGGTCACTGCTGATGGACAACTTCGGCCAGCTCTCGCGCCGGGTGCAGAACGGGAGCTGCAACGTCAACGACTTCGACGCCGACCCCACCGGCGCAGCCTCCGCCGATGCAGCCTTCGCCGCCGCCCTGGTCGCCATTGAAGCCGCTAAGGTTTCCTCGCCGTACTATGACAGCGGATTCCGCGGATTCATCCCGTCGCTCTATCTCAAAAGCGGATCACGCTACCGCCTCACCTCCCCCAATGCTTTGACCCCCACGCTCACGACCGGCGACGTCAGCCTGCGAGGCCTGGTCATCACCTCTGACGGGCCGGAATCGGCAGAGATCATCTGTGACTGGAACACGGATGAATGGCTGTGCGATAACCAGGACCTGTTCGCGTTCAGCGCGATCCGCAACGTCCGATTCGTGTCCGCCAACCGCGTCGAGCGCGGCTTCAACCTGGAGCAGCCGGGCTCTGGAGGACGAGTTCAGAACTTCATCTTCGAGGACGTGGCGTTTGAAAACTTCGCAGCGGCCGTGCGACTTGCTGGCGCTGTCAACGTCTCGGAGGTCAAATTTAACCGCGTGAAGTGGGTGGTGCGACCGGGTCAGGTCGGACTTTGGATGAACGGCAACCCGCAGGCGGTCAACATCTGGCTGCGCGACAATGAGTTCTACGTTGAGGGCGGGGAGACGGTCCTGTCGATCAGTGATGCAGCGGCCACTGCAGGAACCACCAACCTCAACTCGCCGGGCGGAACGTTCACGGCGGCGATGGCCGATGGGCTTCATCTGGTGACCGTGCCGGGCCAGGGCACACGCCTGATCACCGCCTTCGACGCCAACAACGTGACCTGCGACACCTACTGGCCCGCCACGTTCTCCGCTGAGGACGCTGTCGTGTGGAAGCAGGGCGTGGGGATGCTCATCCAGGCCGGGGGCAAGCTGAAGCTGGACTGTGCGAACATGATCTGCATGCCCGGCGGGCTCTTGACCAAGATCGTCGAAGGGGGAGCGGGAGACGGCAGCCTGATCGGCACCAACAACGGCAACTTCGAGTTTCTCGCCATCGCCCCGGAACTGCGGGCGCCGGGCGATGATCCCGCCAACGTCGTCGCCACCGATGCCCGCACCTACGGCCGCTTGTTGGAGCTGAACGCACTGGCCACCGTGACGATGCAGGGCAACCTCACCACGGTGACCTCTAACGTGCTGGTGCCGGACGCCATCCGCATGCACAGACGGGGTCACCTGACCATCCGGGACTCCCGCCTGTCGCCGCTGCTGGGCTTCAAGTTCAGCGGGGTCGGCGGATCGGATTACGTGCTGCCCTACCACCTTTCTACGCTTATCGCCGACAGCGAACTGTTCGGACAGTTCTACGATCAGCTGAGCTGGGATTTCCCCACCAACGGCGAGATCCTCAGCGCCTACGCCCGCGCCGAGGTTCGGGGCTGCTGGAACGGGTCGGCTATGGAGCCGGTGGACGTGTTCCTGAACGCCCACTACGGCAACACATCGCTGGCGCCGGGCGTCAAGGTGATGACGTGGCGGCTTGCGCCGACGACGGTTGACGATGGCCTGCCCACGCCCACGACGACAGCCGAAGTAAAAACCACCGGATCGGGCACGCCGACCGTGCCTCACATGCGCAAGGTCCCTCGCGGCTGCACCGTCCGAAAGTTCACGATCATCAGGAAAGCCCTGGCCAGCCAGTCCGGCAAGGCCATCACCCTGGAAATCCTCGACAAGGACAGCAACGTGCTGTGCACCATGGCGGTCACCGACGGCAATGTGGACCAGACCCAGGTGAGCCCGGAGATTCGCTACCTGGTGGACAGCGATGCCAAACGCCAGTTCCGATTGCGAGCAACCAACCCCGTCAGCGGGTTCGTGACCGTGGCCGGGCTGCCGGGCTGGGTGGAAATCGAATGGGTCTAACACCCCTTTGAATCACAACAAATCGCCCCACCAGGTGCGGCCATAGTTCTGCTGCTTTATGTTTTACATCTTTTGCCGATCCAAGCATCACTCCCAGAAAGTGCGTCCCCTCTAGCCAAACCTCGCAGTACTTCCCTTTGTAGGTTCCAGACATGATGTCCAGGGCTGACGGACTTTCTGGGGAAGAAGAGTTCATGCATTCCTCGGAGTGAGAACCAATTTGCCTACACTCTCCGGCCAGTACTTACGAGCATGCGCAATGGCCTGCTCCTGCTTACCAGAGACATAACCCGCAAAGTACTGACAAGTTCGCCCCTCTATCCATACCCTCCACCACTGCCCGATCAGTCGCCGTCCACCTGCTAATTGGCCCGGCCAGCATACCTCAAGTGGATTGGAGGAACGTACTCGTTCTTCCAGCATCATCTGGATTTTGGACTTTTTCAGAGCCCTGCGAACCTGTATACTCATTTTTGAGCCTCCAAACTAGAAAAAGGGGCTATGCAATGCGTTATAGAGGTTCCTACTAGCGCAGGCGAAGGAAGTCTTCGGCTGGCCCTCAAAAACGCTTATATTCATTTCTATCCCCCCTGCCGGCTTGTTGAGCCTGTTTGGGCTGCGCGGGGCGGCGCTGTAACCCTTATAGCCACGGATTTATTCCACAAACCGGCCATTGTTTTGGTTAGTACCCATATCGTAGGGAGCATCCCTCGGTAACCCTTTGGCCTGTCCGTCTTCTTCTTTTCCACGATGTTGAGCTGCTCCAGGTCATCCAGCTTTGTATAGATCATGCCAAGGGGGATCTTGGAGTAGGTGGCTATCTGTTCTCGACTCATGCCGTCTGGGGCACGGGCCATTACCCGGACAATGTCCACATGATAGCCTGTACAGGTATCAATGGCTATTCGCTTGATTATTCCGTATATGAATTCTGTTACACAAGGCACATCATACACATAGCAGAGCATCCTCGCCAGCTTTATAAGTACCTTAGCCACTCGGGAACCTACCTCTCGCACAGGCCTGTACTGAATATCATTCCGCCCATAACCTGCTCGGTCTACCTGAGCTCTAAGGATGCTCACAAGCTGTGAGAGAGAAATAATCCTTTCCTCGTACGAGGTGCTGATAGGACGAAGCTTGACGTAGTCTACATCCTGCAACATGAACCGGCGACATACGCCAATTAGATCTTGCTCCATCTTGACTTCCTTGGTTATTTGTTTGATAGCCATTCGAATCTTGTCCCTTTCGTCCACACCATTTTGGGACATATTGAACTTGAGGAATCGCTCACCCATCGAAGCTTGGTTGTCCCCATGGATAGCAGGGGTGATGCCCACGAGCATGTTAAAATGAATCTTGTAGTCCCGTTTTACGCCATTGCCCCACGATCGTGTCACCCTACCGTCATACGCGCCTCGCAGAATGCCATAAGCTTCTTTCCGAGCATCCGGATGCAGAGCGAGAAGTTCGGTACCGTCCTTGAATATAGCTGTCCTGCCGTTAAGGTGCGGTAGCAGACTGGGATCAGGATGGACATTAAATCCGCTCACCAAGCTGGCGGGGGTAAGCGAGCTACGGAATACGGTACGGTGAGATTCTTGTAAAGCCATCAGGATTACATTCTTGCCTCCACCGGGCGGAGCCACAAGATAAAACCACAAGGGCTCACCCGGTACCTCGTTAGACAGACACACAGCCAAAGCCACAGCCAGGGCTGTCTCAAATTCAGAGTCCACTTCAATCCACTTCTTGAACTCCTCGACAACCTCCTTGAATCCAGCGGGCTTCATTCCTACGGGCTTCGCGCCACCTTCTGGAGAAGATGTGTCTAACCGATGTTTTGGCTTGATCAGCTTCTGAAATAATTCAAACGCCTTGTCGGCACTCTCATTTTTCCCCAGAGATTCGCAGACAAAATCCCTTACGTCATAGCCATTGGGTCGTGTCTTAGGCCAGCAGAGAAAGTCTATCTTAGCGGCGGTACCTAAGAGCTTCGCCGAGGCGCGGAGGGACCCCTTGTCCCCTGGTTCGTCATTATCATAGCAGAAGGTGGAGTGCTTACCACGGAAGGCTTCACACCACTTGTCCTTAAATGTCCCTGCGCCGGGGATGCCCACAGGGACGTCAAGAAAGCGATGGACCTTCTTGAGCATCCATTGCATCGCCATGCAATCCCATTCGCCCTCACATATCCACACCCGCTGGTGGTAACCGCATTTATACAATTCTCGGTAGCGAAACACATTGAGGTTGCAGCCGTCCGTGCTCATCAGCCGATTCTGGCCGTCCCAACGGCGGATGTCCATGATTGTGCCATTCTCATTATAGCAGGGAATTAGCCATTCAACCCCATTAAAGCACACGTCGTTGGACCGGAATATGCCCGGTGGAATACCACGGACTGAAGCCAGCCAATTGTATTGATCCTCGGTTGTGGCAGCAAGATGCCCCTTTATCACCAGATGTAGGAATGCATGAACATTGCCATTGGCTAGGCAGGACTTACAATCCCATTGCCCGGTCTCGTTGTTGACATAGAAATGACCTTCTCTGCCACAAATTGGACAATTGGCGATGGTGTTGTTACCTGCCACGTCAATTGGTTCCAGCCCATGACAAAGGAAAGGTTTAAGTTTATCCGGGGGCCTTTCCATGTAGCTCCTTTGCTCGTTTCATTTCAACTTGCTCAACAACTGACTCGGCAATGATCTTGACACACATCGGGTGAGCATACCGATTACAGAGCTTCCAGCCCGTTCGCTTGTCCACTATGTGTAAACAGATGAAGCACTGCACAAATGAGTCCGGCTTCACCGTCATGGCGTCCTTACGTACCTTGCGAGTTCTGATTCCATGCTGTCTTAAGGCGATCGACACCTGCTGCTGAGAGACATCGAACTTTATAGCCAGGACCTTTTGGCATGTACCTGGATGGGCTTCGGCA